CCCTGGAAGATACTTGTCAGATCCTTTCATCTGTTTAAATGCTTCTAATAGAATTTCTCTATTAATAACGTCAGCTTTATTAAATGCTGGCACAAGAGATTGGAAGAATCCACCTCCAAATGATTCAATAGCAGCAGCCATTCTTTTGAATTCGTAATTAGTCATTAGATTAAATTAGGGTTGAATTTGTAAGCAGTTTATTGCGTCTTACTTAGGACGCTTAGGTTTGATTAAAGAAGTGAGATGCCAGCCATCACATTTAGGACATGAATAAGGACGTGTTTTACCACGCCCCTTGGATGCCATGCGAGCACCGACAGCTCTAGCTTCTTCTTCATTTCTATACAAGATCTTCTTGCATTTGTAACAATATCGAGTCAAGTTAGATAACTTACCGACATCTATTAAGTCACTAAGATCTTGTAATCTTAGTCTTTTCATTTAAAAGATCTTTATATTTCTCTTGGATAAACCAGTGCCAGGAATAGCAATGGATGCACGTACACCAGACTTACGCCCATTAAGAGTTAAACTTAATGGTCCAAGCTTGATTGTTTTAGAGGCTGATTGTGGTCCTCTTTCTGTGACATTAACTCCGAAGATTGTTTTATCGAAGTTAAATGCAGAGCGTTTTCTTTTAGCCATGTGTTTGAGTTGTGTTGAGTTTTGGGTCGCCAGAGGGGACTATTGTATTCATTCATTTAATAGTCCACCTCGGTTTTCTTACAGTACGTGTTTGCTTTTTACCAGTGGCATTGTACTTATCAGTCATGGTTAGCCACTGAGCATCGCCTATCTTTCTGCCATACATATATGCATTGACAGATTGACCAGGTTTAGGACCTGCTGGTTTTAGTTTTTTGACTGTAAAGTTTGTAGCTTGTTTCCAGTCGTTGGGTTTCTTTTGCTTCATGGTTTTTGCGAATGTGTTTGAGTTTAAGGTTGAGATTACAGAAGAACTCTGTATTAGTTTCACATAGAGAGATTAAATGTTCCATTTCGACTAATTCAATTAAGCAGGTAAGTTCTTCTTTGTTTAATAAATTAGTCATAGGTAAATTAATCCTCAATAATTCCTTGTATCCTTGGACCAAAAGTGCGATCTATCTGTTTATAAATCACACGATCTAAATGGTGATGACGAAGCCCATTTGTTTGATCTTGAACTTCAAGAAAAACACGATCAGCTTCCTCTAAGGAGTTACAAGGAATATAGCCTCGCCTAATTTCATAAACATTAATTCTCCAAGGACCTTTATCTTCTTTACTGTTTTGATGCCAATTACTTAAGTAATCATGCTCATACCAGTTGGTATCTTTCATAATGGATGATTTGGATGTGAATTGTTAATAATTAACTTTATTAATAGATAACAAATAAAGATAAAGGATGCAAGGAAAATGTAACTCATGTTGTTAAATGTTCTTCAAATGCCATTGTTTGAACATCACCAGAACGTTTACCTTTAACCCAGTAAATCTTTCTAGTTAGAGCTTCATTTATCTTAACAATTCGATAAGATTCGCCCTTAACTAGA